AGCGCACACATTTTTTAGACACATTGAAGGGGTAGGTTTATGAGTGATCCCTACAAGCAGACACCACAGCCGCCAAAACACATCGGAAAGTATGGTTTCGATCAGTGGAAAAGTGTTGGTAAACGTCTCGTTGCCGAACGCAAACTAGACGAAAGCAACATCCAGATTCTGGAACTGTACTGCGAAGCATACAACGATTACCGGCAATCGATTGATGACATCGGAATTGCCGGAGCAACGTGCGTTTCCGAAAAGGGAGGCGTTTACCAGCATCCAGCAGTCAGCAGAAAACAGGCAGCAATCAAGCGAATGGCTGAGTTTGGCAAGATGCTCGGATGGACTGAGATTGACCCGGAAGCAAGTGAGCCAGAAAAGCGAGTGCCATCAAGGCCGAAGGGGTTGTGAGGTGGAAACGTTTCCACCTGACCGGGATGAAACCAGATTGTCATGAACAACGACATCACTACAAAATGGATTCGCAACGCGTCGGATGAATTAGCGGTCGCGAAAGGCTGCAAGTTCAATCCGTTGCGTGGAGCGTATGCCGTGTGGTGGATCGAGCGTAATTGCAGGCTGTACGAAGGTGACCACGCCGGGGAACCGCTTATTCTGCGTGGTCGTCACGATGATGCGATTGACAGTTGGCCGATTCCAGATGAGTTCGACAAGCAACTGGCCTTGGAGCGTCACGGGCATTACATCGACGGCGTTCAATCTGGCGTTGTCTGCGATTGGCAGTACGAATGTGTGATGCGGCTGTTCGGCTGGGTTTATCTTGCCAAATGGAAGGGACGTGATGAGTGGATCAGACGATTTCGACGTGCCTCGTGGTGGGTGCCAAAGAAGAACAAGAAATCTCCCACATTGGCAGCCATTGGTGTCTATCTCACGTGCGGAGATGGAGAGTCAGGCCAGAAGGTTGCGTTGTGTGCAAAGGACGGATCTCAAGCGAGAGATATCGCTGGGCAGCACATACTGGAAATGATTCGTCAGTCACCAGAGTTAAAGGCTGAGTGCAAGGTGAATCTGAACGAGATGAAATTTACGCACGTTCCAACATCGTCGATCATGAAGCCGTTTTCGTCGTCGAATGCACGCACCCAAGAGAGCAAAGAAGGTTTCAACGGTTCCATTTTAGTGGATGAAACTCACGTTGTAGACCGGGCATTCATGCGACGCGTCAGAAGGTCGGGCATTAGTCGTAAAGAACCAATACAGCTCGAAGTCTCCACAGCAGGAACCAACCCTGACGGATACGGCAAGGAGCAGTTTGACTACGGGGTCGATGTTGCCAGTGGAGTCATTGAGGACTGGCAGTTCATGTATCAGGCGTACGCGGCAGACGAGACCATCAGTTTCGACACGATCACAGACAGCAACGTTATTGACATCGGACGTTCAGCAAATCCAGCGTGGGGTCACACGATCCAGGAGGCGGAATTTGTCAACGACTGGAAAACATCAGGTCATAAGATTGGCGAGCAACTGGACTTCCTCATGTATCGCCTCAACGTCTGGCAGGAATCGTCGTCACCGTGGCTCCCTGCCGGTGTCTGGCAACAGTCGGCTGATGAATCGATCACATGGGACTCACTGAAAGGTCGTTATTGCGTGGTTGGATTCGACAAGTCAGACAAGCGCGACTTCACCGCGTTCGTGTGCCTGTTTCCGACGTGGGGAGAGTACGGAATTGACGAACTGATTGTCTGGCCGCTGATCATCGCACCGGAAGAGTACATTCGTAAAAACAGAGACCTGGCAGCGTTTGCCGATTGGGAGGAATCAGGACATCTCATCGTGAGCCACGGCGATGTGATCAGCGTTGGCGATGTGTTCAACCAGTTCGGTCGGATTGCCAATCAGTTCGACTGCGCCGCCCTGGCTTACGACCCACACAAAGCCGAAGCCATCACTCAGATCATTGAGCAGGGAGCCACTACGAATGATGGCGACCGTCTGAGCAAGGGGCACGGAGTGGAACGCATCTCCGTGAACCAGAGATCCGGGTTGCACGAGGCAATTGACGAATTCGAAGCAATGGCGATTGAGGGCAAGATCAGGCATCCCAATAACCCGGTACTTAACTGGATGATGGGTAATGTTCATCTCAAGAATCAGGGCGACCGCAAGCGGTTATTGAAGTCCGACGAAAACAAAGACGGAGTCCGCAAGATTGACGGACCCGTGGCAATGGTCACCGCGTTGGCTGTGGCTATGGATGAACAGTACAAGCCGCAAAAATCGGTGTACGAAACAAGAGGGATGCTGACATTTTGAAGCCAGCGATTGAATTCATGGGATTTCTCAGCATCGTCTGCGGTGTTGGCATGTGGAGCGTGCCAGCGTCGTTAGTTGTTGCCGGTTCGGTGATTCTTGGAGTCAGTTTTTACGGAAGGATAAGACATGATCGACTTTCTGCTCAGCAGGTCGACCAGCGTTACCGCACACGCTGACTCGCCATTCTATGAAAACGGGGTTCCCAATCCGGGCCATCCGTTCTGGTACTCGAATGATCCGCACATGACCGATTCGGGGGAGATTGTGACACCTGAATCAGCGATGCGTGTGTCTGCGGTGCTGGGTTGCGTCCGCGTGCTGTCGGAATCGGTGGCCACGCTGCCATGCCATCTATACGAACGCAAGGAGGACGGCAGCAAACGTAAAGCGACGGATCACTACCTGTATGACGTGATTCACACCATGCCGAATATGTGGCAGACCAGCGTGGAATATTACGATCTGTGTATGAATTACCTGCTGCTGGGTGGCAATGCACTGAGCCGGATTGTGCCAGGATCTCGCGGTTCTGTGGCGGGGTTAGAACTGATCAACCCTCGCAAGATTAAAAAGGTTGAGCAACTCAAAGACGGTTCGCGACGGTATTACATCGACAAGGACAGCGATGAATGGCTTGATTCATCGGAAGTGTTTCATGTTTCCGGCATGTCGTCTAATGGTCTGTGGGGCGAGTCGGTTTTGGGTTACGCACGCGGTTCAGTCGGCATGGCTCTGGGTGCGGAGAAGATCGGCAACCAGTTGTTTAAGCAGGGCATGCGACCGTCGGGAGTCCTGTCACATCCCAATCACCTGTCAGAAGAAGCCATTGACCGATTGCGGAAGCAGATGGGCGAGATGCACGCCGGGAACTTTCACAAGCCGATGGTGCTTGAGGAAGGCATGAGCTGGGCTCAGATGAGTGTCACGCCGGAAGATGCTCAATTCCTGGAGACTCGTAAGTTTCAGATCGAGGAAATTTGCCGAATCTTCCGTGTCCCGCTCCACATGGTGCAAAGCCTCGACCGTGCCACGTTCAACAACATTGAGCACTTGTCGATTCAGTTCGTGATCCACACGCTGCGTCCGTGGCTGGTGCGGTTCGAACAGGCGATGCGACGCGATTTAATTTACCAGCGGAACCGATTCTTTGTGGAATTCAATGTTGATGGTTTGTTGCGTGGTGATGCTCCGAGCCGGTTTGCTGCCTATGCGTCTGCGATTCAGCACGAATGGTTGAGCCCGGATGAGGTGCGAGCGATGGAAAACCGCAATCCCCGCGATGATGGCAACGGGAATCAGTATCGCAATCCACTGGTGAATACGCACGACAGCCAGCCGACCAGCGATCCACCCGCCAATCAGATGCAGGCGATTGTGTCCCACTACGCGGATGATCTGGCATCACGCATAGCAGCTCGTGAACTCGCACAACTCGAGAAACGTTCCAAGCACGCTACAGCAGACCGGAAGCGGTTCAACGAGTGGGCGGCGGAATGGTATACCGATCACGCAACGTGGGTGGATCAGCAGGTCAACGGATTTTGCGATTCACTTGGCGTGCGTGAGTCGGATAGAATTGCACTGGTTCAGTCGTTGACGGCTGGCACGGTGCAGCAACTCTGTTCCACCGAGGATGTCAACGCTTGGGTGGCAGAACACCAACAGGAATTGCAGCCCAGCGTTGCACAAGCACTGAAAGGGCTTGTCCTATGAAGTATTCCAACATCATCAGCGAAATCTGTGCAACCCCGTGGGCGATCACGCGGGCCAAGCTCGAAACGATCATCGGCATTGTGGAAGCTCGCGATGCTGGCGTGAAGATGTCCAGCGAGATCCGCGAACAACTCGAAGCGGTCAACGCAGCCAGGGAAGAACGCACAGGACAACGGCAAGGTGTAGCGGTGATTGGCTTGCATGGCACGCTGTCACACCGTCCCAGCCTGTTCACGTC